GGCCACGAGACTCAACGAAGATGTCGTCGGAAAATCGGAACTTCACGGCCAGAGAGCCTATCTCCTTGCAGTGCTCGTTTTCCGCCTCCAACTCCGCAATCCTCGCCGCTTGCGACTGGATGAGGGAGGCGGCTTCGTCGCGCGTACCGTTGTAGCAGGCTGTTGTTTCCCACTGACGGCCTTCGTACTGGCGAAGCCGCTCCACCAGCCCCGCCACGTCTTCCGGTAGGAGAGCGGAGATATATGCGCGGATAGCCGGGTCTGCCAAAGTCGACACGTCGCCAGTTGGGTTGAATATCGCTGTTGCCTTCACGGCCTTTCTCGCCGCCTCTAGAGCCTTCTCATGCGTCGTCATGTGCTGCCTCCTTCGGCATGATGATGCGGCGCTTCCATGCGGGCAGGGGCAGCTTGCTCGCCGCCTTCTGCTTGCGCTGGTAGGCCTTGCGGGTTGTCGGCATCGGCTGGCCCTGCATCTTCGGGGCGTCCACCACGCGAATGTGCTTCTGGCGCTTCGCAGCGATCCGGGCTTTCTCCGCCACGTCCTGCCGGGTCTTTTCGGCATGGCAGGCGATATGAACCGGGGCGAGGTTGCTTTCCCGGTTCTCCCCGCCGTTGATGAGTGCCTTGACGTGATCGAGCGCCCACTTCTTGCCGATGATGGGCTGGCGGCAGATATGGCACTTGCCGCCCTCACGGTCGAAAACGCGCAGACGAACGCGGGGCGGGGCGCGCTGTTCGTCGGTATCGCCGATCCACTCTTTGACGGGCCGTGCCATTACTGTACCTTCCTTCCGGCCTTGACGCGCACGCGGGGCTTGCGCCTGACGAGGCGAATGAAGTCACCTTCCCACTGCCAGTCCATCTCAGACGCAAGTTGTTCATGCTTGTTGATGTAGACCGCCAGCCGCTTCTTGCTTCTGCGGGCCTCTGATGAGGCTGACAGGGCAGAGGCGCGGGGCTTCATGCTGCCGCCCTCCGCCCACGCTCGGAAACCCATCCGTAGGTTTCAGCAAGCCACCGCTGCGCGGCTTCCAGAAATGCGATGAACTCCGGTTCTGCCATCTTGTCGAAGCTGATCGAGCCGGGGATTGCGACCGTCATGCCATTCGGCAGTCGGATCAGATCAACAACGCCGGTTTCAAGCTTGATGACTTCGTGAAGCCGCTCCGGTGTCAGGGCGCATTCGGTCGCCGCCACCATTTCATGCAGCATCGCCCAATAAGCGCGATGACGGGCGACGTTGCGAAACTCCTTGACCTCGACGCGGACAAGCTGGCCGTTCGCAACACCGTCGAGTGCGCGAAGGTCCATATCCATATCTGGCACCAAGCAACCCTTTACCTTGCGGAATGCGTATACCGGCTTCTCTCTACGCGACATGACGGTAGATCCTTTGCGCTCGGATATTCTTGATCGTGGTTCGGGACACCCCGAACGCTTGCGCAAGACTGGCGGTGTTCCCCACAGTTGAACGGATAAGCGCGATGTCCTCGGGGCAGAACCGCCGTGGCGGGTTCGCTCTGTTCTTCGCAGCCATATCAACCATGTTATCGCGTGGAGTGCCTGCGAAGAGGTGGTCAGGGTTCACGCACCCCGGCTCGTCGCAGCGATGACAGACGTATAGTCCGCGCGGCACCTTCCCCTTGAACGCCATATAGGAAGCACGATGTGCGGATATTGTCCTGCGCGCGGTAGTGATCTTGCCGTAGCCGGCGCTGTCTCCCGCCATCCATATCCAGCAGCCGCTAAATGGTATTGGCATGCTGTTTTCGATAATACGCTCAGGCGAGATTGCGATTGAGCGAGAAACGCCTGTCATCGCGCATGAGCGGGAACAGAAGCGTCTCTGGGAGAATTGGACGCGCCCCTCTTTCCGGTTCTTCCCGAACTCAACGCCGCACTTCTCACAACGCCTGCGGAACGCATACACTGACTTTTCGGGCTTGCGGGCCATTGTCTCTTTCCTCGTCTTTCCCGCTGCCTCCTACTCGGTACAAATTGGGCAGCGGGACGGGTGGGGCGCTTGGGAGGGCGCAGGATCAGAAGGGCAAATCGTCGTCAATCACGTCGGCATAGGAGCCGCCTGATTGCTCGGCGTAGGATTGCTGGCGCTGGGAGGGGCGGCTTTCCTGACGGCCTTCCTGCTTCCCGCCCTGCAACGTCACTTCGTTGGCGCGCACGGTGAGGTAGGTCTTGCCCTCATATTCGCGGGTGGAAAGATCGCCGGAGACGGCAACGGCAGTGCCTTTCGGCATGTATTGCTCAAGAGGTTCGCCGCGCTTGCCGAACAGGCTGCAATCGAACCAGAGCGTCCGCTTGCGCTCGCCCCATCCGTCATCGACGGCGACGGTGAATGACAGGACGGGCGTTCCATCCTGCAATCTGCGAAGTTCAGCGGCCTTGCCAAGTCGGCCCGCAATCGTGATGTTTTTCATGTTCAACCTGCCGAATAGTTGTCGAGATAAGCGTTGCCAGACGTGCCGTTGACGCGGCAGGGGATGTCACCGGGGAAGACGTCTTCAGCCTCGGCCTGCTCTTTCAGTTCTCGACCGCGCACCTGAATGCGCTCGCGAGCAACTTCGATGTAGTCTTTCGACCACTGCTCAGCCTTGAAGACATCAACCCAGGCCTTCCAGATTTTCTGCGCGTCGTTCGGGGTCCGGCAATCAAGAAGCTCTTGCGTGATAGTCTCTAGGCCGCGCTTCATCTGGGCCGCGCTGACCGGCTGCAACCTATCGTCTGCCTGCCCGTCGCCCTTCTCCCGATAGCTGTCAGCTACGTTCTGGACGTATTTCTGATCGTCCCATCGACCGAGGAAGATGTTCGCCGCAATGCCAAGATGCGAGGCGGCTTTTATGATCGCGTCGGTCAGCGATTTCTTTGGCGCATCCTCGTCGCTCATGAGGCCGTTGCGGGTCTTCATCAGTGCCTTGGTCTGGCCGTAGCTTTCAAACCAGTTATCTCGCTTGCCATGCCAGAACCGAACACGGCACCAGTGCAGGATTTCGTCACCAAGCGGCATGAAGCCTTCCTGCGCGACCTCCCACCCAAAGCCTTCTCCAACCGGGCCGAATAGTTCGGTCAGGCACCGGATGACGTATTGCGGGTTCGGGGACGTGCCCTTGTACGCTTTGCCAGTGATCGGCTTGGTGAAGGCCGGGTCGATATCCGCAAAGCGGTTCCAGGTTGCGAGATTGTCGGTCATGCCGCTTCCCCATAGGCGACCAGCATGCGGCGATGGATTTCGCGGGTGCGGGCAACGTCATCGCG